TAGGCATAAGCGCTGTCTGCGGCCACCAGCGTGTTCTGCTGGATAAGCCCAATCGTTCCGTCGATTGAATAGCTGTAGGCACTATCATCAGCAGCTAGGATGTTCTGTTGCACAAGATTTAAGTTCCCTTCCAGTGCATAGCTGTACAGGCTATCATCTGCAGCAAGTACATTTTGTTGCGTAAGCAACAGATCGCCCTCAAGTGAGTAGCTATAGAGGCTATCATCAACAGCAACAGTATTTTGTTGCGTAAGCAACAAATCACCCTCAAGTGAGTAACTGTAGTTAGCGTCATCAACAGCAATAGTGTTCTGTTGCGTCAAACCAAAATCGCCCTCAAGCGCATATGAAAACGTAGTATCGTTTGTCGCTAATACATGTTGTTGCGTTAGTGCAAAACCATCAAATGTCAATGAATAAAGAGAGTCATTCACAACCAATACAACAGGACCACCACCTTGGTCATACTCTGAAGCTCCACAATCAGGATCACTCCTAGTGACACCTTCCATGTCTGTTGCAGTTGAGTTGCTAGGATCACCGGCATTGATTACTGCGCCAGTGCCTGTAAAATTCAGTAATGTGTAGTCGCCAGTCGTAGGACTGTTCCAAATTGATGAAGCAGTACCCAAAATAAAGTTTCCGGTACCATCTCCTGTTATATCTGTATCAGATCCACAATAAGCAATTGTTGTAGGTGTTGCACTATATGGAGAATTATTCTGATTGTAAAAAACAGTAGAATAGCATGTGTTACAAGAAAAATAAATTCCATAACCCCAACCAGATATTGTTGCGTTTTTTATATTTAATGTACCAGATGCATTAGCATAAAACCCCTTTGATGAACTACTTGCCTGATTGTTATCATACAAAATAACATTTTCTACATTGGCTAACCCACTTGTATTGTTTATTGCATATCTATTACCTTGATACCCATAATTTGGTTCTCTAAAATAACAATTTTTTATATAAACAGCATTGGATGAATCAGAAGTGTCAACAAGCAGACAATAGCTTGCTGAAGCAAGAGTTGCCCATTGTAATCCATCAACATCAACCCCTGGTGTTTGAATTGTTATGTGATTATTTCTGTAATATTTGCCAGAATCAAATCCAGACGGAACAGCTCTATTACTGGCGTCAGAATAGATATAAAGGGTGTAAGGTAGGCAAGTAAGAGTGATGGTAGTGCCAGTAGAATCAGCACCGCCACGGCACTCTATGTATGTGTCTGCAGACAAAGAAGACCCCAACGACGTAATTGCAGCTGCAAGGGTTGTATAGTCTCCTCCGCCGGTTGTGTCAACGATTATTGCCATTATAGAGCTGCCTTGTTGCTTGCAACATCATTTGTTAATGCCTTATCTACACCAACAGAAGTTAGTACATCTCCAACTGTCATTTTCTTTAATGCAGAAACCTCACTTTGCGAAATGCCATCCTCTATAAAAGCTGGCATTGCATCTATATTCAATCTTAATTTTCTTAAACCTAAAACTCTTGACACCTCTTGACCATTTTCATCTGTATAATAAATCACATACTCTTCTAAAAGATCTGCTAGTTCAGCAACAGTGAGTTCTGTCTGAATTATCCCAAAAGTTGGAGGTCCCTCAAGCCTACCATACGGCACCTCAATTGGTTGAGCGTGAACAACCATGCCACGCTGCCATTGCTTCGGTCCGTTACCTGTTCCTAGGTAAACCAACATCCAACTTTTGGGAACGATAGTTGCCATTAGCCACCCACAGCTCCTGCAGGCGCAGGAGAAAATCTGATAGTGAATTCCAACGTGGTAGGAGGGTCAATAAAATCAGCCTTGTACACAGGACTAGGCTCACTTCTCAAGTTATTGACATTATCAACAGCAATGGCCCTGCACCAATAATCAACTGCCTCTGGAGACTCTATAAGCTGTTCGGTGTTATTCACTTTAGTCAAATTATCAACAGTGAAAGTCCAATCAGCAAAATTGCCATCGTCGGCTTTTCCACACTCAACAACGATACTCATGTCGTCAAGAGAAATAACATCACCATCAGTACGAGTGCCAGGATGATTCACAGTAAACGTAACAGATGCTGCATTTGCAACTCCAGCAACCAACAAAGAAATGATAAAAAACAATTTTTTCATATTACGGTCCCAATTTTTTCTCTATGTTCATTAATCTATAATCAATTGTTTTATATTGAGTTTTTAATTCTGTAATAATGCGGTCAGAGTTAATGACCCAATTAAAAACCCCCAATACGACAGCAACAGTGACTCCAACCAAGACTGGAGCAACGTATTGCTGGAAAGTAGACTGTTTACTCTCCGCCATAGTTCCCCCATTATTTTTCGCTCTTGCGCGCAAGTTGGAAAGTCTTCTCTTTCGACCCTACAGAAGACCCAAAAAAGTAATTATATACTTGCTCTGCCTTAGCACTTATTTGGCCAAGAACAAAACCAAGCAACGTTGAATCAAGGGTGACATTACCAGTCAACACCCAACCCACAGCAACGAAGAACCCTGCAACAGTCAATACAGAGAGAATTGGTACTATGCGGCTTCTTGTAGAAATTTGCATAGAGCGAGCGTCTTTTCTATCTTCGATAGAGAGCTTGACTAAATCTACGCCAAGCTCTGCGAGCTTTGCTTCAAAGTCTAAATCAGCCTGCTTAAGTGTCGTTAATGTTTCTGGTGTAGCTCCACGCAAAGCCAGCGATATCTCCTTTTCACTAGCATTCTCGTCTCCGGTTAGGCTTGCTGCTATTGCCTTTGTAGCCATCCCGGCAAGCGGCCCTCCTAATGCCGTCGCGAGCGTCGGAGCCACTGCACCCACTATTTTTTTCCAGTCGAAATCCATAATATTACCCCTTTTAAAGGGGCATCCTTGCCCTGTGTATCTTTTGTCGGAAATGTTAAATGCCGTCCTTGGCAACACCACGACTAACCGTTAGTTCTAAGGAAGGCAATACCAACATTCTTACGCTCACCAACAACACGATTCCAGTTCGTAACCGTAGCCAGTTCGGCATAGGTAGCAGACTGAGCAGCAGGACCCGCAGTGTTGAAGCTGAATCCATAAGGATGTACGATCTCGGTGGTACGAGTGTGGATGATATCCTGACCACCACCATAACCGGCATTAGGAACGCGCTCAAGCTCAGAAGCCTTCTCTGGAGAACCACTACCATAGGCAACAACACCGTTAGCGAAGAGAACGGTGGTGTACACATAACCACTGGTGGTACCTGCACGAGGGGCAAGAGAATCATCAACAACCACCCTCTTACCAAGATAGGTAGGAATGGTCAAACGGCCGCTGGAATCAGCAACAAAATCAATCAGATCAGCCTTGACCAGAGTGAAATAAGGAACGGAATGCATAGCAATCGTAGTAAACACTTCATGATGATCACCAGCGGTAGCAACAGCATCGATCACAGCTTCAGCAGAGATCAAATTAGCAGCAAGAGCATTATCGCCATCTTCAATGAAGATGTCATTAGTCATGTCACTAGCATCGTTCGCAACATTGTCAAGCAGAATACCAGCCAGACTATTGATGAGTCTCTTCTCGGTGCTAACTGCCCAATACTTACCGATCCTGGAAGTAATAGCAGAAAGAGGATCTTGAAGGGCAAGTTCACGAGCCAGATCCATCGTGGACCAAGACTTATGTTGGTGAGCAGACATATACACCTGCTTGCTGCTGGTAATCTTAGCAGGAACAGCCAGATGCGTTGCATCGTCATCAACATAGTCCGGCTCATCATTGGTCAGACCATAGAAGAAAGGAAGTTCACCAACCTGGCCAGGGCCAGAGGCCATTGCACCAAGGGTACTATCAGGGGACATTACACCAGATTGAACAAACCTATTATTCTCAATAGCAGCTTCTTGTACTGCACCATTAAAAATAAGAGGATCATAGATATCAGCGATTTGGACATATGCCATTTTTGTTTCTCCAATTAAAGTTAATCAATATGGAATGGCACAGCCAATTCCAAAACACAAAGTTATTCAGAAGCCTGAGCTTCTTTTCTCAATTTAGCAGCAAGTTCAGGA